ATTGTTATCCTATCTCTTTCACCTCTTTTTATGTAAAAGGAATCAGCCCATGTTTTGGAACAACTGGCAATATGAACGCAACGGATACGCCCATTGTCTTACCTTTTTTGGTAACTACTTCCACCACGTTGAAAATACCCTACGCGCAACGGCGGATAACTTGCCAAGTGACCATCCTACGTTTGATGCAACTATCGGTGCTTGCGTTGGTGGTGGTTTTATCGCAACTATCTATCTGCCTATCGAAACAATCAACTCAATCAAGGAATCTATCCAATGAAAACTTACATTCTCGCGACTGAAAACAACGGCATCATTTCACATTTGGACCTTGCGCCAATGTTCCGCAGTCAGGCTGAAGGCCACGCCAAGAAATTGCGCCAACTTATGCCAAACGCGCCTGTCTATGTAATCAACTTAGGGGCAGAATAATGCACACAAAACTTGAGGACAATTCAGACCTAATGGCAAGGCATTACGTTGATACCATTAATTGCCAGCCAAACGGTTGGGGGCAGTATTGTTCACCTATTTATGGTCAATCTCACCATATCATGAGGCATATGATAAGACTCTTTGGTGAAGATACTACACAACGTGCAATCAAGAAAGCGGAAAAGGAATCTTAACTATGCACCTTTATACAGAAGCAAAAGCCCTAGCCCTAGAAGCTTGGAACGAGTCCGAATTCGACCTAGATCAGGCGCAAGATTATTTGCACCAGTCTTGTGACGGCCATGAAGTCGCAATTTACTATCACAAGGCAATCGAGTTCTGTGCCACGCAAGAGACAAGCGACGGCGAAGATTACCTAGAAGATTGCGGATCGCTTGTCCAAGGCGGCGACACTTTCGGTCAGATAGCTTGCCGCATTGCCTACGCGACTCTTTATTGCGCCGCTATGGAATGTTTGCAAGAAATAGCAGACCAACACGAAGAAGAGGAATCTTGATATGCATACTTATGAATACGAATACACCGACACGTTTTGTGGTGAAGCAAATTACTGTTGGTTGAAACGTGGCAAGGTACACGTGCCAGAGTTGACCCACTATGGTTACACCGGATCAACTGACGGCACCTATAGCAAGGCAGACAAAGCCCAACGTCGGCAGGTAATGACGCTAGTGAAGAGGGACGTAGGTTTGAATGGCGTACGTGGCACGGTTGAACAATGGGGCGATTGTATCGTGTTCAAGCCCTACGGTATGGCTACAGTGCTGTTTATATCCTTTTGCGAGTAACCCTAGCTCGACACTATAGGTCGCGCCCTAGCATGGCTTACAATGGCCCTGAAACACTATCTTCCCTAGTCAGGCCAATGGCTTAGCTAGGGTATTTCTTTGGTAGTTACTTGCGAATGGTTATCATTCTCATATTGGACTATACTTTGGTATGGCTGCGCCCCGAATCATCTCTGTCAAGTATTTTCTTGAGATTACCTATGTCAAGCCCATGTTATTTACACCAGTGTTGCACATATGCCATACCACATATAGTGGGTTGACATGGGTATATACTAGCGAATCATACTAGGGCTTGTGTCTTATGTGCCGATTACATTAGTGTAACATAGTGTAACAATTCGTGATAAGGGGTTGACAAAGGATGGGGCCCCTATGAGAAATAGCGAGGTGATTCGCGCAGGGTGCGTATCCACCTTAGAACTCAAAAGAAAGAATTTACTTTGACTATTAGAGTAAATTACTAAAGGTTGCACTAATGTACTAGCACACGTATAACGAGAATATTGTAACATTACGATCACGTATTACAAAACTGTAACAATTATCACGATAAAAGAATCAAAGGTTATCAACACCTTAGAAAATAGTTACCAAATGTTACATTTTAGCCCTTGTATTATGACTACATAAAGGATGTGTATATAAGTAAGACCCTCTCACTAAGGGGGGTAAGGGGGGATCACCAAAGGTTAACTACAAGTTGACTATGGCTACCCACTATAGTGATTAACACTCTAAGTGATTAACAACTTAATTGTTCTCATACTTAAGAAACACTATAGTATGTACTTAAGTATACAGACTCCTTGTTGTAGTTACTTGATAGTGTCTACCCACTTAAGGAATTACTTAAGTATAGAACAGTATAGTTGATTAACACTTTATGTAGCTACATACTATTGTACCACTTAAGTATAACCGATCTCGGCTACCACCTTTAGGTGTATGTGTAGCCACCCTAAAAAGAACACCACCCCATGAGAGCCACGGAGAGGATACAATTCCCCGTTTGGTATATTCTCATGGAGGTGGGTAATTATAAGAGGACACCCTATGGGACTCGGAACGCCAATCAACAAGCTAGGTAAGAACAAGAAGATCGCTGACCTTGTGCAGAGACGTACCAAGGAAGGTGTATCCGTTAAAGACATCGTAGGTGAGGTCAAGGCCCACTTCAATGACGCCCCACAGTCTCTTAATACCTTCTACAAGTACTACAAGGAAGACCTAGACGCTGCTCGTGCTGAGATTAACGGTCTTGTAGGTAGTAAGGTTCTTAAGCGTGCTTTGGAAGAGGGTGAGTATGGACATTTTGCATCACAAGAGTTATTCCTTCGTAGTAAGGCAGGGTGGTCACCAACTAGTACTAACATCGAAGTTGAGCAAGACAGTGCAGATGAAGACTTGAGTGCTATTGACCAACTTGCAGAGTTGCTAGGAATTACCGAAGATGAACCCGACACCAAGGATAACAGCCCAAGTACTCCGTGATCTACCACCAGCAAAAGCTAAAGAAGTACTATCGAAGCTTTCAGTCAAGCAAGCTAAAGAACTAAAGTACGACTGGCAGTTCTGGGGTAGACCCGAACAGATGGCACCTACCGCTAAAGACTGGAATGTGTGGTTCATCAATGCAGGACGTGGTTTCGGTAAGACGAGAGCAGGCGTAGAGTGGGTAAGAGAACAGGTTAAGCTAGGACATAAGCGTATAGCTGCTGTAGCCTCAACCAACTCTGACATCGAACGTGTTATGGTTAAAGGCGAGTCAGGTTTCCTCAACTGTTGCTACGAGGGTGACAAGACATATAAAGGTGAGGAGATGGGGTTCCCTGAGTGGTCCCCAACTAAACGCTCCCTAGTCTGGGCCAATGGTGCCAAAGTAGAATTTTACTCCGCAGAGGAACCTGAACGCTTACGTGGACCTCAGTTTAGTGCAGCTTGGTGTGATGAGCTTGCAGCATGGAATAAAGACCAAGACACTTGGGATATGCTTCAGTTCTGCCTACGTTTAGGTAAACACCCGCGCATATGCGTAACTACTACCCCCAAGCCTACTAAGCTGGTGAGAACCATCCTTAAGGGCGCACAAGGGGATGACCCTAAAGTTGTTATCACTTCAGGTTCTACTTTTGATAACTCAGCCAACCTAGCTGGTACATACCTTGAGGCTGTTAAGGCCCAATACGAGGGTACACGCTTAGGTAAGCAAGAATTGTATGCTGAGGTACTAGAAGAAGCTGAAGGCGCTCTATGGACGACTGAGACACTTGATGAGTGCCAGATCGCTAGAGAAGACCTCCCCACCTTAAACCGTATTGTTGTAGCTATTGACCCTGCTGTAACTTCTAATGCTGAGTCTGACATGACAGGTATTATTGTAGCTGGTGTAGACGTCAATGGCAAAGGTTACATCTTAGGTGACTACACAGATAAATTGTCCCCGCAAGGTTGGGCTAGTCTGGCAATCAAGCTCTACCACCACTACCAAGCTGATCGTATTGTAGCTGAGGTCAACCAAGGTGGAGACATGGTAAAGACTACCATCCACGGAGAAGACCCTACAGTCGCTTACAAGGCCGTTAGAGCCTCTCGTGGTAAGTATGCCCGTGCTGAACCTATTAGCGCCCTCTATGAACGTAAGCTAGTCCACCATGTTAGGAACCCTGAAGATGGGGCTAGCTTGGAAGACCTAGAGATACAAATGCGTACATGGGAACCTTTGGGTAGTATCGGCTCTCCTGACCGCCTAGACGCTATGGTGTGGGCCTTAACGGATTTGATGCTTAATGGGTATGCAAGACCAGAACTCAAGTTAGCCTACAGTAATGCTAAAGGCTTAGGTAACTAGGCACATTAAAGGGATTAAGATTTTGTCCAGCAACCCACTGAAAGATTATGTTGAAGCGTTCAGGGCTAATCTAGTACATTCGTAAGACTCCTACTCTGGATGAGTATTCCGCTAATGGTATTACCCCTAACCTAATCCTTGACTTCAGCAATCAATTCTACGGTGAGTTTTAATACATGAGTACATTATCAGATATTACGACCCACACCCGTGCAGGCAATGCCACGATGTTTGACAGCGATGGTGTACTCAAATGGGCACCGCATAACTTGCTGACGTATTCGGAGCAGTTTGATAATGCGATTTGGACTAAAACCAATTGCACCGTTAGCGCAAACGCAACAACTGCACCGGATGGGGAGTTAACCGCTGATAAGATTATCGGGAATAATGCAGCGACAGATGTTAGGCTTAGGCAGGCATCCTCGAATTATAACTCCGACCACATATACACAGTCGCAGTATTTGCCAAGGCCGCTGAATTTAGCAATCTTAAAATTAACCCTTGCACTTCAACAACCAATGTATCGTCTGAGGTAGACCTTTCCACTGGCGCGTTTACGCTTGTCGGTTCCTCAATTATATCATCCTCAATTACTCCGCTTAATGACGGTTATTATTTAGTATCATTGACGTGGGATCAGACTAATAGGCTTAACGATAGTGGTGCTGCCCTTCTAGGACACACGGAAACAGGCGATGGAACCTCTGGCATCTACGCTTGGGGCGCACACGCATACCGCTCCGACCTCGGTGGCATGGTCAACAACCCTGAGACGGGTGACAGCTACGTGCGGACTGCGGGACGACCTATCGGCCCTGAGTTGGTGACGAATGGTACGTTTGATACTGATACTACTGGGTGGACGCCTGCGGGTGGTCCCCTGCCTACTCTATCTGTTGTAGCCGATGCTATGCGTGTTACTGGGATTGTTGGCTCCATCGCCTATCAAGCAATCACAGTGGTTGTTGGACGTGTTTATAACTTATCAGCAACATCTTTAGACGCAAATGGTTCATTCAG